GTTGACAATATGGAAAAATACAAGTATCTACTTGGTAAAGCACATTCTTTACAAATAATACAACAGGAAATCTCTAACCTGCTAGAAGAGAAGGAGCAAAAAAATGAGCAAGGAAACGTTATCGACTTCGGAAAACCCGAAGATAAAGATGGCTCTTGAAGAAAAATATAAAGAGCAAGAAAAAGAAGAAAAGTTAAAAAGAGTTGACGAAACAAATGTTGACAAAGTAATAGACAACCTACCAGAACCTTCTGGTTGGAGACTTTTAGTTTTACCTTTTACACCAAAAGAAAAAACTAAAGGTGGTTTAATATTTTCACAAGAATCTTTAGACAAAGCAAGGATCGCAACTAACTGCGGTTATGTTTTAAAAATAGGACCAGACGCTTATAAGGACAAAGAAAAATTTCCTCAAGGCGCATGGTGTGAAGAAAAAGATTGGGTGATTTTTGCAAGATATGCTGGATCACGTTTACCAATAGAAGGCGGAGAAGTTCGTATTCTTAACGACGACGAAGTTTTGGGCACCGTTGCTGACCCAGAATTTATGTTGCATTACATTTAATTTCATAGGAGGAAACTATGCCAACAGACAACGAAGAAAAAAATATTCCTATGGTAGATATTGATACGTCAGGACCTGATGTAGATATTGATGTACCAGAGGAAAAAGAAGAAGTAAAAAAAGAAGAAGTAAAAGTTGAACAGGTAGAAACTGTTGAACAAGAAAAAGAAACACCGGCAGAAGGTGAAGAGAAAGATGAAGAATTAGAAAGTTATAGTAAGAAAGTCAAAAGAAGAATTGATAAACTTACTACAAAAATGAGAGAAGCTGAAAGACAAAAAGAAGAAGCTTTAGTTTATGCACAATCAGTAAAAGCAACTTCAGATAGTCTTAAGAAAAAATACTCTCAACTAGAAACAAGTGGCTTAAAAGATAGAGAAGAAAAAATTCAATCTAATCTTAAGGCTACTTATGCAACATTAGCAGCCGCAAGAGAAGCTGGAGATTTGGAAGCTGAAGTTAATGCTCAAAAAGAAATTGCTAGACTTGGTTACGAGGAAGCAAGATTAGAAGAGCAAAAAGATACTACTTCTAAAGCTGAACTTATGGAAAGACCTGTAAACATTACACCGTCTAGAAAACCCGAACAAACTAGAACACCTGATCCAAAAGCACAGGATTGGGCTCAAAGAAACAGTTGGTTTGGTAAAGATAGTGCAATGACTTACACTGCTTTTGATATACACAAAAAATTAGTGGATGAAGAAGATTTTGACCCAACTTCTGACGATTATTATGAAGAAGTTGATAAAAGAATAAGACTTGAATTCCCTCACAAATTTGGTAGAAGTGAGGATAGGGAAACGACTACACCTGTACGAACGGTAGCTTCGGCTAGACGTTCTGTCAAACCCGGTCGCAAAACTGTGTCTCTCACACCTTCACAGGTAGCAATTGCTAAAAAATTAGGTGTGCCACTGGAAGAATATGCGAAACAGTTAAAAATCACGAAGGAGGTATAGCATATGAAAAATGAAGAAAACAAAAAGACCACCCGTGCAAGCCAGTCTAGATCTAAAGAAAAAAGACCTACGACATGGGCTCCCCCGTCATCTTTAGATGCACCACCTGCGCCAAAAGGTTTTAAGCATAGATGGTTACGGACAGAAGTTTTAGGGTTTGACGACACTAAAAATATGTCAGGGAAACTTAGATCAGGTTATGAATTAGTGAGAGCTGATGAATATCCAGATGGAGTTTTTCCAACTATGCAAGAAGGAAAATACGCAGGAGTTATCGGAGTAGGCGGCCTTGTGTTGGCAAGGTTACCGGAAGAGATCGCACAATCTCGAACTGAGTACTTTAAAAAGCAAACTCAGGAGAGAAATGAAGCAATCGACAACGATCTTATGAGGGAACAACATCCAAGTATGCCGATCAATAGTGATCGACAAACTCGTGTAACTTTTGGTGGTTCGAAGAAACGTTAATTTTTTAACAATTCCTACCCGCTAAATTTAATTAAAACCGTGCTGGAGGTCCTTCGGGACAGGCACATAAAGGAGAAACAACTATGGCTAATAGCTCAACTACAGGCTTTGGTTTAAGAATGATCGAAAGATTAGGTAATACACCTTCAATCGGCGGTCAATCTGAATACTTAGTCGAGTCAGGTTTAGGAGTAGGTCTTTATAAAGGTAACCCTGTTTCACTGCAAGATGCAGGTGGATCAGAAGGCTTTTTACAAGATGCTAGTTTCGCAACTACAGACGACACAGGTAATGGTGGCGCTGCTTACGATAATGGGGCTGACTCATTATTAGTAGGTGCTTTCAACGGAATTTTTTACGTTGATAGCTCAACAGCAAAACCAAGATTTGTAAATTCTGTAGACGCAGGAACAATCTTTGGAACTGACTATAATACTGGAAGCAGCAATGGTACTGCATTCGTGAATGACGATCCAATTCAAGAATACATGATCAAAACGGACGCTGCATGTCCAACAAGTAACAACGGAAAAAGCTTCAACGTAACATCGTTTACAGCTACTGACAACAAAGACGGTCAATCGACTGTACTTTTAAATGTTGCCGGTGGTTCAGCTACAACTAAAATGTGGAAAGTTGTCAGAGTCGGTCAAGACCCTGAAAACAAAGACATTTCAGCAGCTGGTGTAAACATGGTTGTTGTAGTTAATTCTGCAAGTAACTTGTACATTAACTAAGCTTAGGAATAGGAGATAAAATACTATGGCTATATCACGATCACAACTAGTTAAAGAACTAGAGCCAGGTCTGAATGCACTATTCGGCTTGGAATACAAAAACTACGAGAACGAACATGCTGAGATTTTCGATACTGAATCATCTGACAGAGCTTTTGAAGAAGAAGTTATGTTATCTGGTTTCGGTAATGCGCAAGTTAAAGCTGAAGGTCAAGGTGTATCATTTGATGATGCGCAAGAGACTTTCACTTCTCGTTACACTCATGAAACAATCGCTTTAGCGTTTTCAATTACTGAAGAAGCAATTGAAGACAACTTGTATGACAGACTTGCGTCTAGATATACAAAAGCATTAGCTAGATCTATGGCTAATACTAAACAAGTTAAAGCGGCTAACGTCCTGAACAATGGTTTCGATGGAAACTTTGCAGGTGGTGACGGAGTATCACTTTTCGGTAATAATGCAGGTGGAGCAATTGTAAACCACCCTACATTAGCTGGAACATTCTCTAACCAATTGCAAACTCCTGCTGACCTTAATGAAACATCATTAGAGCAATCTCTAATTGATATTTCTGCTTTCACTGATGAAAGAGGTCTAAAAATCGCTGCTAGAGGAATGAAAATGATCATTCACCCTAATCAGCAATTTACAGCAGAGAGACTAATGGAATCAAAAGGTCAGACGGATACAGCAGATAACAATATTAATGCTATCGTATCTAGAGGAATGGTACCTCAAGGTTATGTAATTAATCATTACTTAACTGATACAGACGCGTTCTATATTAAAACTGATGTTCCTAATGGCATGAAAATGTTCAACAGATCACCTATTTCCACTAAAATGGAAGGTGACTTTGACACTGGTAACGTTAGATACAAAGCAAGAGAAAGATACTCTTTTGGATTTTCTGATCCAAGAGGTATGTATGCTTCTGCTGGAGCGTAATAAATAATTAAATGAGGGGCGGTTTCGCCCCTCATAAACAACTTGAAATAAAATTTTAAAAACTATATATAGATAGTACAAGGAGAAAAATTATGAAACTATTTGAAAAATTAAAAGACCCAGATTTTATACCATATAGAAAAAAAGATATGATTAAAGAATTAGAAATAAGAGTTAAAAAGCTAAAAAACTCATTAGATAAGTTTTCTGGTGAAAAAAAAACTTTAGCTGAAGAAAAAATTTCTTTATTTGAAACTAAAATTGCTGAGTATAAAGAATTAACTGACATGAACCAAGAACAAATAGAAGCTGAAAAAACTAGAAGAAAAAATAGCGATCTTGAAGTTTGGAGTCATTTAAAATAATTTTTAAATGAAAACATTTTTGGTTAATATTTGGGCCTACGATCACCATTCTAGGTTTAAAGTTATATCAGAAGACGACCCTCAATCACTTGAAAAAGCAATCCTTGACAAACTAGGAGAAAATAGTATAGTTTGGGAAAACCTTGGCGTCAGTTATGACAATAAGGTAAATAGAATAACTTATGAGGAAGTTATAAATGATACAAGACCTATACAAAGCAAAAAGGTCCTTGGAGTTGAAGTGGGAACAGGAGCACCTAGATAATAATAGGTATACTCTTGAGATGGTTAGAATTGACGACAAAGTCAAAGAAATCATTACAAAGATTAAGCTAGAAGAAGCTCAGATCGCCCATAGACAGAACAACATTGAAGGTTCTGCTCCTGAAGTTTCAGTAGCTACTTAGTAAAAAGCTACATCGTTGGAAAAAATTCACTCCACACTGTAGGC